GCTGCTGCTTTTCCTTTTGCACAAAGTTTAGCCATCTATTGACACGATAAGCATTCATCAGATCCTTCGTCTAATTTTGCTAAAGCCTCCTGTTTACATTCGTCACTACAAATTGTTTGATGCTCATGTGTAGTTTCAAATTCTTTTTTACAAATTGAACATTCTTTTTTCATTATTTTTTAGATTCCTTTTTACATTTACATTCAAAATTACACATACATGGAATGATGTTAAATAGTTTACAAATCCACATACAAACTTTATTTTTAATTTTTTTTAACATTATTTCCATCCCTTCTTAGCTAGTTTGGGTTTAACTTTTACAAGTCCACCTTTTTTCTCTCCATAACGTTCCATAACCTTATCAAAAAATTCTTGGTCAATGTCAATATCAATAACTTCAGGTTCTTTATTTTTCATTTTGTAATAAAGATCTCTGAACTGTTTACTTGATCCTCCTGATCTACCAAGTTCTCTAAACATTTCTGTATAAGATTTTTCAGCCATAATTACTTCATTTTAGATTTAGTAACTCTTCCACCTTTTTTCATATAACCCATTTTATTTCTAACAGGTTTAGGTAATTTTTTTAAGCCTTTTCCTTTTTTACCTTTAGGTACTGGTTTTAACATTATTTTTTTCCTCCTAGTTGTTTTAATTCTGTTGCTTTAATTCCGTACACGGCACCTACTACCGCTACCCATAAAGAAATTATCCACCATGGCATAGTTTGTAGTTTCTCAAAATATAAATCTAGTTTTTTACCAATCTCTTCATCTTCAGCAAAAACACTGTATGCTAATAAAAACAGTGGTGATGAGAGCGTTAATAAAATAAATTCGTCCTTCCAGTCGTTTTTTTGATTTTGAGCAATCTGTCCAGAGTACTCAATCTCACCTCTTTTCATCTTTTCAGCATGCACGATGGCAGCTTCAGACATAGCGACTTCTGCTTGCTTTTTATTTTTGTAAATAGCAAGTCCTGCTTTAAGACCCTGACCTAATAATCCCCAAGGTATCATGATAAGTTAGTACCACTTAGCGATTCTAACTTTTTCTGGCATAACTTTTTGTCCTTTTACTTTTTCAGACATAACTTCACCAGCTTTTGGAGTTGGGATTTCTTTTCCACCCTGTGGATATCCGATTTCCATTTGAGATTTCATCTCTTTTTTATTTTTTTTCATTTTTTCTCCTCTTCTTACTCTTTCCTGCTTCAGAAAGAGCGATTGCTATTGCTTGTTTTCTACTTTTAACAGGTTTTTTAGATTTTCCAATGGGTAATTTACCCTTTTTGTACTCTCTCATGACTTTCGCTATCTTTTTTTCAGTTTGTTTTGGCATTTGACCTCTAGAAATTGTCATTATTCTTTAATGCGTGTTGTAAAACCGTTTTTTCAATAGAAGTATCGGCTCTTAAGTTAGCTAATTCTTCATTTTGATCCAGTTTTTGTTGATCTGTCATTTGATTCATCATTGCTTTCATCTTATCAAGGTTAATTCGCTCTTCATCATTGTCTTTTCTTCTAGCATTTTCTTGTGCTCTGATGTCAAGTTCTCTTGCTTTTAGTTTTGCAATAGGATCATTACCAAAATCACCGTTAATTTTCTTTTCTTCTTGTAAATATTCATCCGTCATTTCAGCTATAAGAATAGCTTTTCTAGATTCAATCTTCATATTTAAATCCATAACGTATTGTTGCATTTGTGGGTTCTGCATTGCAGCTGGATTTTGTTGCATAGATTGTATTTGTTGAATTTCTTTTACAAATTCCATTTCAACTTGTTCCAAAGCCATTAATGAAATGTGTTCAAAAATATTTTTTTGTAATGAAGCATTAATAACAGGATTATTTTTTGCAATATTCGTTCCCATAAAGTTTAAATGAGCAGTTATATGAGCTCTATGATCTTGTCCTTTAAATGCCTGGAATGGTAAGCCACTTAATGCATCAATATGTTCTAATGATGGATCTTTAGGTGTAGGTTGTGGTGGTTTTTTTAAAATTAAATCAATATTTTTTACACCCAAAGCTTCATACATATTTCTATAAGCATTATATAAATTATGAATTTGTGGGTTTGATTGTGCTAATTGTAATTCAGTTTGAGCCAAACTAATTCTTTGAGTTTGAGAAAATATATTTGGATCTGCAACTGGTATAATATCAACTCGATCATCAAAGTCAGATTGCATAATCATTCTTTGACCACCGACAATGTCGTATGGATATTCTTGAGGTAAGTAAAGTTTAAATACACGGGACAATAATCTGAACTCATTTTTAAGTGCAGCATATAATCTTTTATGAATAGCACTCATGGTTCTTGATCCACGTTCAAGCAATGCAACTGTCGTCCCCACTGCAGCTTGTTGATTACCCTCACCTACTTGCATGTCAGCTATAGATGCGAAGCGCTGACCAGCTTGTACGACGACACCCATAAGTTGAAGAAGTGTTGCACTTGGCTCTTTAAACGGAAGCGTCATAAATGCATCTCTTATGTTTCCGCCAGGAGCATCTACATCTCTGAATTCACCAGGTTGTATAGATTGCGCATCATCTCTAATTCTGATTCCTCTTTGTTTAAATCCAGCAGGTAAGTTTGATAAAGTTCCAGCATCTAATAAAGATCTTAATGCTGAGGTTGCAGTTCTAGATAATCCACCAATCATGTGGATTAAACCAAAGCCATAGAAACCTAGACCAGGTAAAAATTTAAAATGGACAAAGTAAGAAATCTTTTTTCTTTTTGGATCCCCTACTTCATAATTTCTTCTAATGCTTAATACTTGTCGAGAGTTTGCTTCGATCGTTACAATATAAGGTAATTTAATACCAGTTATTTCCCCATCGGGCCCTCGATCTTCAAAACCCTCTAGGTCTAAGTTAACATGACACTCCAATAATGTGAATACATCTTCTTGTCTTCCAGTTTGTCTGGTGCCTTCTAATTCGTGTTCTTTTTTATCTAAGTCATCTTGATGTTCATAACCAGGAGTTACTTCAATATCTCTATAGAATCCTGTGACTTGTTGTTTTCTTAATTCATTTTCAGAAATTTTTAATCGATGAATAATCGATTCCGCATCATCTAATGAGGTAGCAGAATACGGAACGATTAAATCATCTGCGGGTACAAACTTAGAAACCGCTCGTCCCATTAAGTCGTCGTAATAAACTTTTTTAAATGCCGAACCGGCTAGTGGCAAGTAAAATAACATTTGATCAAACTCAGGTTCATATTCTTTCATTTGATCCATAATTTGATAATTCATAAATTCTTTAACTCTTTGAGCTTGAGCTTCTCTATCAGGAGTTACCGCTCCAATAATTTGAGTTCTTACAGGTCCTTGAGCCGGGAGCAATTCTTTATAGGCCAAGGCTTGAAATTGAGTAACCGCTTCTGCTAGAACAGGATGGGTGGCACCTGCTGCACCTTGAAAAGGTTCGGTTCTATCTTCGTATTTAAATCCTAATAAATCTAAACCTTTAACATAAGAACTTTCCCAATCTGCTCTTGAAGATTTATAGTCTGTATAATTTTGATATAATTCTGAACCAAGAGGCATCAATATTTCCTCGGGTAGTAACTCTGCTAGATTGTCGTAATGATTTTCTGATTGAGCCTGGTTGAAGGCTCCTGGTTCAAAATTAATTTCTACTCCACCATCTTCTAATGGTGTAATTTCAGTTTCACCTACATTAGGTAAATCTTCTTGAATTTCAATATTCTCTTCAACAGAAGTTTCAGGTCCTTCTATCTCAATAGATTTTCTAACTTCGTTTGGAAGTGCTTTTTCTATGTCTGCCATTAATTTTCTCCAATTTTACAGTCTTAACAGTATTATAGTCAACATTCAAGCCCTGAGGTGTAGGTCCTGATTTTGGTGGTATAGTTCGAGTTAGTTTTGTTTTTACCATTTACCAATAATAAGTTCGTTTTTTTCTAGGTAGATCATTATCTATATAGTCTTCTGGGTGATTAATCAAGCCGCCTTGTCTAAATCTCATTAAAGCTTGTGTGGTGCTATCCACTAAGTCATCATGATCTCCATATGGAAATGAAGCACACTCTTCAATAACTTCTTGAGCAAACTCTCTATCTTTAGGTGCCCAAACCATTCCAGACTCAAACAGTGGGGCTACAGAATTTACACGGCTGTGTTTGTCGTTACCTTTAGAGGGAGAAAAATTAACGACGGGTATCCCCATCTGTCTGAGTTCGTAGGTTAGTGGAAGACCAGACGCTTTGGCTTCAACTAAAACTGTTTCTGGTTGCCAATAATCATATTGTTCTTTTGCAACTCTTCTAAGTTCAGGAAACTCTAATCTATCTTTTAATGCATCTAATAAAATTATATGTTGAGGATCACCTTCATTTTCTTGAAAGATTCCCCAAGTTGTAATTGCAGAATAATCTGCAGTTTCTTTTTTCATAAATGCAGTATCGTAACTTTGAATAACATGTTGTAATGGAGGTAAATAATCTTTATCCCAATTCTTCCACCATTCACGTTTTAATAATGCACCTTCTTCTGCAGTTGGGTTTTGCATATATTGTGCATTCCATTTTGCAATACCAGCTGATGCTTTAACTTTTTCTAATTCTTCTAACTTCCAATATTGAGGCCATACAGGTTTTCCATTTGGTAAGATTGCAGGAAACTCAATAACTTCCCATTGATCTGCTTTTGCTTCTTTAGCTCCAGCATTAACAAGTTGTGCTGTTAAATCTTTTGTAGACCATCTCGTCATAACGATAACAATTGCTCCACCAGGTTGAAGACGTTGTCTTGGTCCTGAAGTATACCATTCATATGCATTATCAAATGCTGTTTGTGAATTAACATCTTGCTCGGAATGTGGATCGTCAATAATAAGTAGATCCGCACCACGACCTGTTACAGCACCTGATACACCAACCGCAAAATATTCACCACCTCCACTAGTTTCCCAACGACCTGCAGCTTTTGAATCTTCTCTTAATCTTGTAGTAAATAATTCTTTATACTCATCTGAGTCCATTAATGTTTTAGCTTTTCTACCAAAACGAATTGCAAGTTCTGCTGTGTGAGTTGCTTGAATAATTTTTAAATCTGGTCTGTTACCAATCATCCATGCAGGTAAAAAATAAGATGCAAATTCAGACTTCGTATGCCTTGGTGGCATATTGATAATGAGTCTCTTACATTCTCCAGTTAAAATTCTATTAAATGCATTTGCTATTTCTGTATGATGTTTTCCTTCAACAAATTCAGGCCAAGTATATTTTACAAAAGATAAAAAATCTGTTCTGTATTTTTTTTGTGTAGTTTTTTTGACCCGAGTTAAAATATCTAATTTTAATTGTCTTCTAACTTTCGGATCTGCAATTTTATTAATTTGTTCTAAACTAAGCATAATATTTAATTATGGTACCAAAAAGTATTTAGCAGGAATCTATCTCTAAATCAAACACTATAGTACATATATTAGGTACCATATTTTAGAAATCTACCCCTCCCCCCCTTTTAAAAAGTTCGATTTTTGGATTTGGTCTGGTACCTCTATTAATTGTGGGTGGGACCCGCCCACATGCTCTTACCTTGGTGCGACATCTTGTCGCACCCTGCACTACTAGGGTGCGACGTTATGACATATTGACTAGTCCATACAATCCCTGCAGTAGCCCTGCTTCCAAGACCACCAACTAGGTTGAATGACTTGACTACACCCACGGCAAGTGTTCATAGTCTCGCAATATTCATGTGCCTTGTGCCTTGCTTCTTTTTTAGTAAGACCACGGCTCACGAATTCTTTTGTCTTCTCTTCGACCAAGCGTCCCATTTTGCTCTTTCATTTTGTTCGTTAATAGCTTCTAATGTACCCATAACACCAAGCAATGCTATGATGATAAAGGCAAATAGACCAAGGCCAACGGCAATTAGATAACCACTCATTAAGCAACCTCGGGGAATGGTAATTCTAATTGATTGTAATTAAAGTTCTCATCTTTTTTAATTACTTTCGGTTCACTCAATGTAGAATAAGCTACGTTTAATAAATGGAATGTAGTATTCTCATTTGTGTTTTTTAGTTCACAAACTTTTTTAACAGCTTGCGCCGTCTCAAGATCATAAACTTCATTGTCTTCAATGCTCACACTTGGTGTGATGTTTTCATAGTTAGTGTGCTTTATTACGATATATGCCATTTTATTATCCTTTCGTTGTTATGGGACATTATTAACATAATATCCCATAACTTGTCAAGTGGTTAGTTTTCGTTTTTTATATTAGGTAAAGCGGTCAATTCAGTATTCCAACTTAACCCGATTTTATTACTTACTTTATCCAAGGCAAGCGCTAGACTGTCTGGCGTTCCTGCTTCCATAACAGTATCCAAAGCTTTTTGTTTTAAGTCTTTTAACTGTCTTAATCTTGCGCCTTCTGGTCTTCGTTCTATTTCTTTTTCTGTTAGATTTGAAGCCCACTGTCTCAACTCATCTTTACAATCTGAAAGTGTAAGTTTATCATCACGATAACTACTTCCAC